TACGCGCATCGAGAACTGCGCCTTTAGCTGCATTGGCGATCTGCGGCATAAGCTGAGCGATCTCTGTGCGTACCGTCTGCTGTACGCCTGTTGATACGTTTATATTCTGAACGATTGTAACACCGCCGCCTACCTCGCCGTTAGGAACGATTGTGCCGCTAGTGCTAGGGATAAACGTCTCGCGCCCATGCTCGCCTACAGTATAGGCTTGTCCGGCTGATACGGAGCCGCCTAGTGCTTTTGCTGGCCCGCCTAATATTCCGCCTAATATTCCGCCTATACCGCCCGCTTCGCCAATCATACCCGCCAAAGGTTTAGTGATAGTCTGCTGTATCTGGATTCGGATAAGGTCGTTAACGATAGAGCGCGCCATATCTTTAAATGACTCACCAACTTCTTTAGAGCCGTTGATTAGGTTCACAAAAGCGTCTTCGATGGGTTTAAGCTGCTGCAATGCGTCTTTAGTTAGAATATCTAGCTCGCGCTGGTTAGCCTCTTGCTGCTCAACGTATGCCTTAGACATTTGCGCCTGCATATCAAGCTGATACTTCATCGCCTCTTGCTCTTTCTTGATACGCTCGTTTAGTTCGCGCTCAAGATCAAGCGATACAATCCGCTCTAGATCGGCTTGCTCTCTAGCCGCTTTTTCAGCCGCTTTTGTCCGAGCTTCCTGCTGGCGCAAGAACTCGTTAGTCATATTGTCTTGCAAGTCTAGCTGATAATCGCCCGAGTTTTTGCCGCCACTTCTCGAACGCGCACTGCCAAAGCTTGCGTCTAATTGCTTGCGTAGCGTTTGCTCCTCAAGGATTAGCGCCTCAGCCGCCGAGATTTGCGCGTCAAGGTCTTTTAGCATCGTATAGTTGCCATTCACGCCCTGCCGCTCGTTGAGCATTTGTAGCGTTGCGCGCTGCTCTAGCAACTCGTTGAGCTTCGCACTAGCTGCCTGTTGGCGCTCAAACGAAGCCGTGAGCTTGTTTGAGTAGTCTATAGCGTTAATGTCCTTGATAGACTCAAGGAAGGCTACCAAGTCATTGTTGGCTTCTTTAAGGTCGTTAGATAACTCTTCGGCCTTGTCGCCAGTACCCATCAAGGCGGGGATCATCGTGCCGACTAGCGCCGAGCCTATACCTAGAACCGCACCAAGTAGCGGGAAGCCGAGAACAAAACCTAAGTCGGTTGCTTGCTGTGAAAAGGCGACTAGCGGAGAAACGCCACCTTGAACCTGCCCGACAAACTGCTGAATCTGTATGCCCGCTTGCCCAGCAGAGCGCCCCATGCCACCCAAAGCGCCAGAGGTTTTATTAACTTCTGTGACGGTAGTTTTAGCGGTTCGGGCGGTGGTCTTTAAGTCTTGATCGACTTGTTTGAAGGCAGTACGGGAATCGTTCTGGGCCGATATGCGGATTTTAATGTCTTCAGGAGTTGCCATGCTGCTCTGCCCTTATCTGATAAAAGGCGATCCAGCCGTTAAACTCTTCAACGCTGATCTCGCCTAACTCTGCGACCGTTTTTCCTAACTTATCTGCTAGGGTGTAGAGCGCAAGCAGCTCGGGGTCGCCCTTTACTTTCCCACCATTTCATCAACAGAAGGTGCCTCTGCTATTTTAGCCGCAATCCGTTGAATGATCGAAGGGTCTACCTTTTTCATCAGCAAAGGCTTGTCGGATAGGTCGAAAACCTTTTCGCCTGCATCCGTTTCGCACTTTAGGATAACCAAGCGCACCATAAACTCGTTTTCATCGCCGTCTGCGGCTGCGCGTAGTGCCTTGCGGTCATTCATACTAACAGGCTGCGAATATAGAATTGTTGGGTTGCCCTTATCATCGGGCCATTCCGGTACTTCTATCTTCTTAACGCCCTGCGCTTCAAAATGCGCCTTAGCTCTGTCTAAAATGCTCATACCATTCTCCGATACATGATTATCCGTTAGAAACTCTAGGCAACGTGAACGGAGACACGCTTTCGGGCGCTACCCTAGCCTAGAGCTACGCGGTTTAGGCTACAGTGCCCCAAGTCACCGCGCCGTTAGCTTGGAAACTAAAACTCGCTTCCACCAAGCCGTCAAACGATGAAGATACGCCTGCCTCTGTGATAATCGCGCTAAGAGTTGCGAAAGTATCACCAGAAGTATCGCCTTCTGGGTAAAGGTTAAGCGTAACTTCTGAGCCTACAGTCATCGCGCCTTGTCCTGTTGTATCTGTTTCATCCCAGTGTACCGAGATCGAACCAGAAGCCGAGGTTAGGCTTGGGACGTAGGAGCGCGAAGTGTCGCCCATGCTTGTTGTATCAATAGTTTCTGCCGACTCTGAAAGCGTCCAGTCTTTGATCTCTGCGACCGTATTAGCGCCAACCTTAACAAAGCCTTCTTGTCCTTTATGCACCGCCATGATGGAATCTCCTAAAAGTTATGCGTTGCCTCTGTTGAAAGTATAGAGAACCGATACAGTGACCACAACGCCACCGTAAGGCTCAATCGAACCCTCATCAGTCTCCACTTCCACTATTTGAGTGTCCAACGCATAACCGCCACGAGTGCGGTCTGCGTCTAACCCTTCTTCAATGGCTTCTATCAACGTGTTTCTAGCCGTGTCGATAGATGCCCCTTTAACAAATCCGAATATACGGATTGCTAAATCTGCCTGTCGGCGCACTTCGCTCGCGCCAATAGTAATGTCCTGCCGCGTCTCGCCTGCTGTTTGCACTAGGCAAGCCGGAAACTGTGCCGAGCTTAGTTCTTCAAATTTGAACGGCTCGCGGGTAACGAATTGAACGCCCGCTAATGCGTTTAGCGTTGTCACCACGTTGTCACAGATTAATTCGCGATTGCTCATAGACTCAGCCTTTTAGCAAAGAAAGTTACCAGCTTGTTTCGCTCTAATTGGTTAAAGCCAAAGAACGGGCGCGTCTGGTGGTTAAAATAGGCTTTCTTGGCTTCTGTAGATCGGGTAAAGCCTATCACAGCATAGCCGCGATTCTTTCTAGCCACCATCGAACTAAGCATTTGACCCGTAAAGTTTAGATCAACCTGCGTGCCTCGCCCTTTTTCTCGCCGGAATAGTGCGTATTTAGTGGAGTAAGCGGGAAAAGCGCCAAAGATACCGCGCCCTTTCTGAGTACGGTCTAAGATAATCTGCTGCCCATATTGAGCGGTGGCAAATAGTGCGTTATCGACCTTAGCCGGAATAGTTCGCTCAAGCTTGCTGATACGCTCCTGAAGCGATTTGCTATTAAGGCTAACCTCAATCTTCACCGATCAAGCCTCTGCTGCACAAACTTGTTACGCTCGGCCTCTTCTACGATGCCGTCCTCGTTGTAGTCGTATTCGACTCCATCGGCAAAGACTGCATCTAGCTCTTGCGCGTACATATCTTTGTAGAACTCAAGCATAGAGCGGTAGCGGTCGCCGTCTACCCAGTTAGTCAGCTTGGGTAGCGCGTACTTCCAGAGCACTAGGTACGCATTAGCGCGCGTCCACTGCGCGTCTGTCAGTAAGGTGTCGTCCATCTCTCCGCCGTAGTTAGTACCCGCCCACCACTTGCGTCTAATTTCGCGCTTTATGTCTGCCTCTGCTTTCGCGTGTTCATCCGCAAAGGAAGCAATGCCTAGACTTAAAATATCCGGCGCAATATCGGTCAGGTCAGAGTCGGTAGAGAAAGCCATAACGTCACCTTAGAAATAGATAAAAGGGCGACCGAAGCCGCCCTAATCGACCTTATAGGCCAGCGTCAAAGTACATCTCTACGCCGTAAGAGTCGTCTAGCTCGCCTACACCGTAGACAGCGGTAGCGTTAAGCTCCCAACCACGGTTAGATGCGTCACGCTGCGGCTCAATGATGAAGTCACGCTTCATTGCCATTGCGAGCGCTTCAGGGGCGAAGACTGCACCTTTAGCATCTCCGCTACCATCAATGGTCAGGTTCGCAGACTCATAGATGTCGATACCAGCGATAGTTCCAACGTAGCCGTTACGCATCGCTTCATTCTGAAGGTCGCCGCCGTTCGGGTCGGTGAAGCTGTTGGTCAGGTTAGCTTTCAGTGAGTAAGCTTGGTATGGGTGCAGTACAGCAGCCATGCGGCCCATCACTTTGTTAGCGCGTAGGGTTGCAGCAGCTTTGAACAAATCAGAAACAGACAGCTCTACAGTAGTAGCACCCAAAGAAGCTGAGAAGCCGTCAAACAGAGCGATAATATCCTGATCCATTTTGGTAGCGATAGCGTTACCCAAAACAGTACCAAGCTCACGCGCTGGGTCGCCGTTGCCCATTGCAGCCATGTCAGTCAGGAATACCTGAGCGCCCACTTCGCCGACTGCGATAGACACTGAGCTAGTGCTAACAGTTGTAGAAGTCATGTCGGTGCCTTCAGTCAGGTCAGCAGCAGCGATTGCTGGGTACTTAGGAACCTGAATAGTAGTACCTGGAGTTGCTTCGATGTTGTACATCGTAACAAGGTTACGAAGCAGCGAGTTTTCTTCAGCCGTAAAACGAGCCTGAGCGACGATATTTACAAAGAGATCGTCAAGAGTCGATGAAGTAGTAGCAGCCATGATAGCTCTCCAAAATAATCAAAATATGGTTTTAGCGCCTGCGCTGGAGTTCAGCATACGCGGCTTTGCCGCCGTTGTCCCAGTTAGCAAGCATATCTTCCACAGATTGAGGCTTCTGCGTAGAGCCACCAGCGGCACCCTTCGACCCTGCGCCACCAGTGGAGGCTTTAACAAAGTGCGGGTTAGCTGTAAGAAATTCGTTGACCAATTCATTAACTGCCATTGGTACACCTGAGTCATTGTAGCGCACAGTTCCGGTGTTATCCAATACCTCAACCTGCCCGTCTTCTGATAGGCGTGTTTGCCCTTTAAGAAGCTGCACAACTTGGTCGGGGTTTACAGCGTTCATCTGACTAGCCGCATTGATAAGCGACCCGTCAACTTGCAATTCGTATAGCTTAGAGTTGAGCTGCTTAATTTGGTTGTCTTTCTTCTCGGCAACCTGCTGTAGCACTTTCTCGAATTCGCCGCGCTCTTTCTGGCGCTCGATCTCGGCCTGCTCTTTCTCTTGCATCAAGCGGCGAGCTTCGTCTATGTCTACGCCGTCTAGCTTCTTCTCTAGCTTCTTACGTTCACGCGCTAGGCGCTGCTCAATGATGCGTTCAACGTCATCTTGAGTGAACATCTTCGTTTCTACCGCTTCGTTAGTTTCTGCGGTTTCGTTTACTTCGTTTTCCATGTTATCGCTCATGTCTGCGTGCCTCTATTTAGAGTGGTTTATTCTTCAAACCATGGTCTGAAGTGGTGTCGGCAGTTATAGCCGCCTCGAACTATGAAGGGGTCACCATCGGCTTTTCCTTGCCAATCCTCGCTTGCCCATCTTTCCCTTATCTCTTCTTCTGTCCATACTGCGCCCGCGTGACGAACACAGAACGGCCTAGAATCTTCTACGCGTGTGCCGTAGTACTTCCATTTCTCTGCGCCTATTTCGCGTCCTGCGACTACGTTAATAGACGCATCGAACTGCATCAGGCTATCGACTACCATCTGGCGAGCGTAGCGGCGCATATTACGCCCAGTACGATCCGCCGCGTAAACTTTGTGCAGTTGCCTTACGGCTTCTTCATCGCCTTGCTCGGCTAACTCAACCAACCGCTCAATCTCTACTTGATCCGAGGCAATATAAACGCCGTTTATCTTCTGGCGAAGGTTACGCACCGAATCCTCTAGTGGCCTGCCTGTGATTGCGTTGTGGTATAGCTCATCGGCTAACTCGTTCGCAAAGGTCGAAGCTATATCTTGAAAGCCGTAGAAAGCCACGCGCTGTAGGTTCGCAATAATGTTTGCGTCTAGCCCAGTGAACTCGCCGTATTCGTTTAGCATTTCGGTCATGCTATCCACAACCTGTTGGTACTCTCTGATCTGGCTATCCACTTCCTGCAAGTACGTCTCGCGCATAATCTGCTCAATCTGCGCCCTAGCGTCTAACGACCATTTAAGGTCGAATAGTTGCCCATCTTGTGTGGGCGCAGACATAGCCAGAGACGCTATGCGCTGCTCTAGCTCCTGCAAAATATCGTATAGGCGTTTCTCGTGGCGAGTGGTTAGCGCCTCAACGATTGCCGCGTGATCTATATCAGCCGCCATTGTTCACCACGGTAGAGAAATCGCCGAGTGCCCTAGCTGAGTCGATCTCAGCGTGAACCTTCTGGAGTATTTCATCGTCTAGGATTAGATCGGCAATCATCTTGTCTATTTCACGGATAAACGTTGGCGACTGTACCCCAGAGGCTCGCGCTTGCTGTAGGAATTGTAGCTCATTCGAGTAGTCGCGAATATCGAAGCTGTCAGGGTAGTACACTTCAACGTCTGGGGTAACATCCTGCCAGTTGCAGACGTTCATCCAGATTTGCTCTTCTGCCAGCTCAAGAATGTCCGCCTTCTCAGCGAGGCGCGCGTTAAGCAGTTGGAACTCGGTCTGCAACGCAATACCCGAAGCTTTGACCGCATCGGTGCCGCGTACTGCGCCAAGGTGCGCCATGCGGTTGATAGATTCAACCTTGCTGGCAATTGACTCCATCACCGCCGTTAGGTTCGCACCGCTTGGCTGCATCTGGTACGGCTTCAACGCTGGGTCTAGGTCATCGCTCATATTAACGATGCCGCCCGCGCCGCTCGTTGCATCCGTGCTGAATGTCTTAACCAGCGTAGGGTGGTTAGAGATACGGATAAGCTGCTCAATCTCTGAAAGCTCGTTGTAGATCGCTTTCTGCATGATCGCAATGTCAGCCAAGTCTGACTTGCCAATGCCGCGCGTAGGGGTGCGAGCTGCCGGAATAAATACCGCAGGGATATAGCCAAGCGGGTTCGGCATCTCTTCAACTAGCGTTTCGGTATCGTTGGTTGACTCGTAGAGGCTGATCGTCTCAGGTGTCCATACGCGAAAATGCGCGGTTACGTCTGTTGCGTTATTGCGCACAATAGACTCGCGTAGCTTGATGTAGATTAGCTCTGTGTAGCCCGCTTCGTTGCGCTCGTACTTCCAGTCAAAAACGTTCTCTGGCGTGTAGAGGTTAAGGTACGGACGGATGCCCTGCCCTAACTCCTCTGCGCGGGTGCCTGCGTTACTCTTTGGCTTATCGACTGTGACCCAGACATGCCCGTAGACGCTTGCCCATGTTTGCGCCTCTTTCATAAACGCGTTGAAGCTGCGCCCGTCTAGGTCGGCATCCTGAAGGATCGGTTCTAGTACTGGCGAATTATCCAGCGCGTTAAAGTTGCGGGTCGGTGCTTGTCGCCACAGGAATGAGCTATAGATATGCACTACGTTAGCGCAATGATTATCCAGAGGCGTTAAGTCGATGCGCCGCCCGTAAGCGTCTTTAGACTCGTTGAGGTATTTAACAAGGTACGAGCCATCCTTAAAGTGCTCGCCGCCAAGGTAGGAGCGCAGGTAGAACTCCCACTGGTTCTGATTATCCGTATAGTCTGGATGGGTGTCCGTAATCTCTGCTATGCTCACTGTCTTTAACCCTGTTTAATTATTCAACAATATCCGCGAAGTAACCCGCGAAGCCCGCAGATATATCCACGCCTGTTGTATTCGCTGTTGCGTAAATATGCAAATCCGCATTGGGTGGCACGATATAGTACGGATCAGCCGAGTGGGTGATCTGGCTGTTGTTATTCAACGAGCCCACCGTAGCCACGCGCATACCTAGCCCTGCTGCGCCTACCCTAAACTCAACATCGGCTGCGGCGGTCTGTTTTTTGTTCAAGAACACCCAGTAATTCGAGACGATAAAGTAATTAGTGTGCGCTACCG